GTGCGCGAGGTCCAGAAGTCGCTGGCGCAGTCAGTCAAGCGCTTGCTGGAGCTGAAGATCGAGTCCATGAATGCCGGCGCGTATTTCGAGGTGCAGGAGGCCGTCATAAAGTCCAAGCAAGGCGACGGCTTGATCATCTTCCAAGGCATGCAAAACCATACGGCTGACTCGATCAAGTCGCTGGAAGGCTACGACCGAGCCTGGTGCGAAGAGGCGCAGAGCTTGAGCCAGCGCAGTCTGGACCTGCTGCGTCCGACCATTCGTAAGCCTAACAGCGAGCTTTGGTTCACCTGGAACCCGCACAGCGCAGATGATCCAGTAGACCAACTCCTGCGAGGTGAAACGCCACCTCCTGATGCTGTTGTGACGCAGGTAAACTACATAGACAACCCGTGGTTTCCGGATGTCTTGCGTGCGGAGATGGAGTATGACCGCAAGCGTGACCCGGACAAGTTTCACCACGTATGGCGTGGCGACTACATCAAAAACTCTGAGGCAAGAGTGTTTAAGAACTGGACGGTGGAAGATTTTGAACGACCTGAAGGCACTATTTTTCGTCTTGGCGCTGACTGGGGTTTTAGCGTGGATCCATCTGTGTTGGTCCGCTGTTCAGTGGAAGGCAACCGTCTATACGTTGATCATGAGGCGTATATGATCGGGTGCGAGATTGTTAATCTGCCCGACTTGTTTGACCGTGTGCCGGAGTCTCGCAAATGGTTTATTCGTGCGGATTCAGCGCGTCCCGAAACCATCAACTACATGCAAAAACATGGTTATCCTAAGATACAGGCAGCGACAAAAGGCAAAGGCTCGGTGGAAGAAGGTATCGCGTTTCTTCAGTCACACGACATTGTGGTGCATCCTCGGTGCGTCCATCTTATTGATGAGCTTAATTCTTATAGCTACAAGATAGACCCACAGACAAACGAGGTTTTGCCTATAATTGAAGATAAGAATAACCATGTAATCGATGCTTTGCGTTATGCTTGCGAGGGAATACGTCGGGCAAAGCCAATAAAGCGCGAAGTTGTTGATGTAAAGCATCGGCCTTACATGGGGCCAACTGGCTGGATGGGGGCCTAAAAGATGCCACTAAAGAAATCAGCAAGCAAAAAAGCATTTTCAGCTAACGTCAAAACCGAAATGACGCATGGCAAGCCGCAAAAGCAAGCTGTGGCTATCGCCTATTCTGTTCAGCGCAAGGCATCCGGCAAGTCTGCGGCTAAAAAGGGCAAGTAATGGCAAAGGATGACAAAGACCTGCTATCCACCGCACGATCCCGCCTTAACATGGCGATCTCGGCGTATTCCGAGAGCCGTGAGGATGAGATAGACGATCTGCGGTTCTATGCAGGTTCGCCGGACAACCACTGGCAGTGGCCCGCTGACGTGCTGGCGACGCGTGGTGCGGTGCAAGGGCAGACGATCAACGCTCGTCCATGCTTGACCATCAACAAGCTGCCGCAACACGTTCGCCAGATCACCAATGATCAGCGCCAGAACAGGCCGTCCGGCAAGGTAATCCCTGCCGATGATCGCGCAGATTCCGAGATGGCCGAGATTTTCAACGGCATCGTTCGGCATATCGAGTACATTTCCGACGCTGACGTGGCGTATGACACCGCTTGCGAAAACCAAGTGGCGTTTGGTGAAGGCTATCTCCGTCTGCTGACAGAGTATTGCGACGACGCGAGCTTTGACCAGGACATCAAGATCGGGCGGATCCGCAACGCGTTTTCGGTCTACATGGACCCGATGATTCAAGACCCATGCGGCGCAGATGCTAAGTGGTGTTTTATCACCGAGGACATTACCAAAGAAGATTACGAGCGCATGTTCCCGGATGCCTCGCCCGCTTCAACGTTGCAACAGCTTGGCGTTGGAGATCAAAGCATTTCGCAGTGGATCAACGAAAATACCGTCAGAATTGCTGAGTATTTCTACGTTGATTACGAGCCTGCCACGCTGAATCTGTACTACGGCAATATCACGGCGTTCGAAGGCTCGCCGGAAGATAAGCAGATGAAAGCGGCTGGCATGAAGCCTATCCGCTCTCGTAAGGTTGACCAACAAAAGGTCAAATGGTGCAAGATCAACGGTTACGAAGTGCTGGAAGAACGTGACTGGGCTGGCAAGTACATCCCTGTGGTGCGCGTTGTCGGCAATGAATACGAAGTAGATGGCCGCTTGTATGTGTCGGGCTTGGTGCGTAACGCCAAGGACGCCCAGCGTATGTACAACTACTGGGTGAGCCAAGAGGCAGAGATGCTGGCCCTGGCGCCCAAAGCGCCGTTCATTGGATACGGGGGCCAGTTTGAAGGCTACGAGATGCAGTGGAAGACGGCGAACACGCAGAATTGGCCGTATTTAGAGGTTAACCCTGACGCTACAGATGGCTTGGGCAATCCGTTGCCATTGCCACAGCGTGCCATGCCTCCGATGGCGCAGAATGGCCTTATTCAAGCCAAGGTTGGCGCGTCTGACGATATTAAGAGCACGACTGGGCAGTATGACGCTAGCCTCGGGATGCAGGGCAACGAGAAATCTGGCCGCGCTATTCTGGCGCGTGAGCGTCAATCGGACACCGGCACCTATCACTACGTCGACAACCTGGCTCGAGCGGTTCGTCATCTGACTCGTCAGATTGTGGATCTGGTGCCGAAGATTTACGACACGCAGCGTATTGCTCGGATTATCGGGTTAGACGGCGAAGCTGATATGGCGATAATTGACCCGACCCAGGCTGAGCCGGTTCGTAAAATTGTCGACCAACAGACCGGCGCGGTTATCAAGAAGATCTATAACCCGAGCGTTGGCAAGTATGACGTGTGCGTCACCACTGGCCCGAGCTACATGACCAAACGTCAGGAAGCCGCTGAGAGCATGGCGCAGGTACTACAAGCCAATCCGCAGTTGTGGCAAGTGGCTGGCGATCTATTGGTGCAAAACTTTGATTGGCCGGGCGCTGATGATCTTGCCAAGCGTCTTCGCAAAATGATTGACCCGAAACTTTTGGAAGACTCGGAAGACGCCTCTCCAGAACTCATTGCTGCGCAACAACAGATGCAGGCCATGCAGGCAGAAATGCAGCAAATGGCTGGAATGTTGCAGAATGTTGAGCGATCAATCGAGAACCGCGAAGTCGAAATCAAAGAGTTTGACGCCAAGGTTAAAGCGTACGAAGCGGAGACGAGGCGCTTGGCAGCGGTGCAGAACAGCATGCAGCCAGAACAGATCCAAGACATTGTTATGGGCACAATTGCTGGAATGATTACGTCCGGTGACTTGGTGTCCGAGATGCCTGGGCAAGAACTAGAAGGCGAATATCAGCAAATGCCGCAACAAATGCCGGAACAACCTCCTGAAATGGGGCAAATGTAATGAAAGCTGCCGATTTTGTCGGATTATTGTTTTTAGGGCGAGACGTTGCGCATTCGGTGCACCTTAATACGCGCAGCTATGCGAAGCACGTGGCCTTGCAGGGGTTTTACGAAGGTATTGTTGACCTAGCAGATAAGTTTGCCGAGGCTTACCAAGGTAAATACGGTTTAATTGGCGGGATTGCTCTACAGCCAGCCAAAAAGACGGCAAATATTATTGATTTTCTGCAAGAACAAGCGGATGAAATTGAAGCAAACCGCTATAAAGTAGTAGACAAAGAGTGCACGCCATTGCAAAACATTATTGATGAGATAATGGGGCTGTACTACGGAACGCTCTACAAACTTCGCTTTTTGGGGTAAATCATGATCATTAGCGGCGCGATTCCCGAGAAGTTTGTCGTTTCCTACGAAGACGAAAACGGTAATTCCGTTGATGTTTCACAGCCTAGCGCCCCGTTACCCGTTCAAGATGTAAATCACGAGGACTTGGTGATTCTTTTAACGCGTTTGCTCAATGCGTTAAACTCTCCGCAGGGTTATGATAAGTCCTTGCAAAGGCAGCGCGGCACGATTGTCGTGGAATCGGGGACGGTAACTACCGTTTCAAGCGTAACAACGGTTTCAACGGTTTCAACTGTTACCACGGTTGCTGGCTTGACGAACATTGACGGTCGAAATGGCTCGATGCTGATTAACCAGACCAATCTATCTGCTTGGGCGGATTGTGTGCGCAGCCGGATTACGTAAGGGCAAAAGATGGCAAATACGTTTAAAAAGGTAATTGATAGGCTGATGTGGGCGCAAGTAGCCCCGGCGCCCAACGCGCATGCTGTAGCAGTATGCGTAGCCTCAGACTTACGTTCTGATGTTTCTCGCAATCCGTTTGTTTATCAGCTTGTTAGTGCTACGGTTCTGAACCGATTTAACATTGTCACTAAAGGCTGGAACTTCGTCCAATCACCCGCGCTTGCCGGCACGTTTGGCGCAGGCGCTGCAATGGCTTTTGTACCTAGCTTTGGCGCGGTTGGTGTGATTGCTGCTGGCGCAACGACCACGAGTGTTGTGCTT